CTCGGGACATTTCAAATGTTGAGTTGCTTGGCATTTCTGCACTTAGCCAAGGAAATGGTCAGCGATTTTGTTCGGGAGGCGTAGTGTCCCAGCCAGCCAGCATTGATGAGGTTAAGCAGCTACTAAGCGACCTCTACGATGATCCTGTTTTATTTGTCCGCGCTTGTTGTGGTGCGGAACCCAGCGCCTGGCAAGCAGAAGCACTGGCTGATATTCGCGATCATGACCGGGTTTGTATTCGCTCTGGCCACGGTGTTGGCAAAACGGCGTTTTTGAGTTGGGTGATTTTGTGGTGGCTGCTGACACGCTATCCGGTCAAGGTTGCTTGTACGGCCAACACGGCATCGCAGTTGAATGATGTCTTGTGGCCGGAGATCGCGAAATGGGCACGAAAATTGCCTGATTTTCTGGCTGATAAGCTGGAACTGAAAAGCGACAAAATTGAGTTAAAGGGCGGCGGCGACAGCTTTGCAGTGGCCAGAACCAGCCGCAAAGAGCAGCCGGAAGCGCTGCAAGGCTTTCACAGCCCCAATATGCTGTTTGTGATTGATGAGGCATCGGGTGTGCCGGACATTGTATTCGAGGTCGGGCAGGGCGCCATGAGTACCGAAGGCGCTAAAACAGTTATGGTCGGCAACCCAACCCGCTCAAGCGGGTTTTTTTATGACGCTCATCACAGCGATCGTTGGTGCAAGAAAAAAGTAAGTTGCGTTGATAGTCCGCAAGTCGCGCAAGAATTTATCGAGGATATGGCGCGGCAGTATGGCTCTGAATCGAATATATATCGGGTTCGCGTCCTTGGTGATTTTCCGGATGCAGACGACGACACGGCTATACCGGCGCATCTGGTGGACGCTGCTATGCGGCGTGATGTGGTGGCCACATCTTCTGCGCCCGTGGTTTGGGGGGTCGATGTCGCTCGGTTTGGTGATGACCGGACGGCTTTGTGTAAGCGCCGTGGCAACGTGGTTCTCGAGCCTATTCGAAGCTGGCGCAACAAAGATTTGATGCAAGTTTGCGGATTGATTTTAACTGAATATGAAACGGCGCCAATAGATGAAAAGCCTACTGAAATTCTTGTCGACAGCATCGGCCTCGGTGCCGGCGTTGTGGATCGCTTACGCGAGCTTTCTGCTGACCGTGACGTTTACTTTAACGCGGACGTGGTTGGTGTAAATGTGGCGGAAAGCCCGGCGCTGGGTGATCGCTACAATAAGCTGCGCGACGAGCTGTGGTTTAAGCTCAAGGAGTGGTTGGAGGCGCGGGATTGCTATCTGCCGCCGGACGATGATTTGCGCCAGGAACTGAGTGGCGTGCGGTTTGATTATTTATCGAACGGCAAACTGAAAATCGAAAGCAAGGCCAAAATGAAATCGCGGGGTCAGGCATCGCCGGATTTGGCTGATGCGCTGGTTCTGACGATGGCCTCTGTCGCTGCCACGGTTGGCAGCAACCGGATGCAGCGCTGGAACCGACCGCTGCGCCAAGAAAAATTAGATTGGATTGTATGAGAGTTTTTCGCAAGCCGCGCCCGAATGAGGTGGATGAGCCACAACCAAAGGAAAAGCCGAAAATCGTCAAGCGACGGCTGAATAAACGAAAGGTCACACCCAAAAATGATGAGTGACACAGATATTAAAAGCGCGGTTCAGCGCCAGATTTATCAGGCGGTCGGCCATGACAGCGACGAGTTCAAGAGCTTCCGGCAGGAAATGCTGCGCCTTTACAATGGCGAGAAGCTGGGCAACGAGCGGGAAGGGCGATCGCAGGTTGTTTTAACCGAGGTTCGTGACACGATCGAATATGCGATGCCGCAGTTAATGGATATATTTGGCACGGCAGAATTTACCCGCTTTGTGCCGCGTGGCCCCGAAGATATACGGGCTGCTGACCAGGCGACGACTTTGGTGAACTGGTCGTTTCACAGCATCAATCCCGGCTTTCGTATTCTTCACGACTTTATGAAGGACAGTTTGTTGTTTGGCATGGGTGTCGTCAAAGCCTACTGGCAAGACAACACGAAAGTTATGACCGAAGAATATAGCGGGCTGACCGAGGATGAGTTGGCCGCGTTGCTAACAAATCAAAACATCGAGGTGCTGGAACAAGACGTTGATGATGCCACCGATTCTGCCGCTTATAGCGTTAAGCTGCGCGTTACTGTGCCTGATGGCACTGTTGTTATAGAAAATGTGCCGCCAGAGGAATTTTTATTCCCGCCAGGGACAAAATCTTTGGAGACAGCGCAATTTGTTTGCCACCGGACAATAAAGACCGCGACCGAATTGCTTGATGCTGGCTATGATTCGGATGTTGTTGGCCGGATGGCCCAGGCATCGCGTGAGGCGGACGAGGAACACCAGGATCGGCATACGTCGATTGACGGTGGCGACTTAAATGATCCGGTCGACGAAAGCATGACGCCGATCGAGGTGGCGGAATGTTACACCTACATGGACGCTGATGGCGATGGCCGTGCGGAGTTGCGTCGGATTGTGATGATTGGCAACAGCGAGATCGTCGAAAACGATCCCTGGGACGTTTTGCCGTTTGCGGTGCTGTCGCCGATACTTATGCCCCATAGGATGGTAGGCCAGGGGTTGGCGGAGATGGTTGCTGACATACAAACCATGAAAACAACCTTGTTCAGAAACGTGTTGGATAACGTCTACGCCACAAATAACTATCGCGTTCAAGCGGTAGAGGGACAGGTCAATCTGGACGATCTGTTGGACAACCGACCAAACAGTGTTGTCCGTGTTCGTGCGCCGGGCATGGTCCAGAATATGCCAGTGGGTCAGCTTCCCCCACAAGCATATAACATGCTCGGCTACCTTGATGAGATTCGCGATCAGCGCAGTGGATTTTCCAAGGCGAGCATGGGCCTGGACCCGGACGCCTTACAATCGACAACCGCTGCGGCTGTTAACGCGACCATCCAGGCCGGTCAGGCTAAGGTTATGATGATCGCCCGCACGTTTGCTGAGACTGGCATCAAAGACCTCGCTAAATTGCTTTTGCATTTATGTACAAAGCATCTGACCGGCCCACAGGTGGTTCGCATCAATGGCGGGTTTGAGATGATTGATCCAGCCGAGATCAGTGGCGACTATGATGTTGAAGCGACTGTCGGTTTGGGCACTGGCCGCCAAGATCAAAAGCTGGTGACGCTCAATCAAATTTTGGCCAAGCAAGAGCAAATCTTGCAGCAGTTTGGCTTAGATAATGGTGTGGTGACGCTGGAAAGTTATGTCCGGACGTTGCAGAAAATCACCGAGATGGGCGGTCTGAAAAACAGTGCGGATTATTTTGCCTGGAACGACCAGATTGCTGAAATGATTGCCCAGCGCAGCGCTGAAAGCCAGGACGAACAAACCAGTCCTGAGATGATTAAGATCCAGCAAGACATGCAGATTGAGCGCGAAAAGATTCAGCTTGAGCAAGAGATCGAGCGCGAAAAAGCGCAAATGGAAATCGACCTTGAGCGTGAAAAGCTGGCTGCCACGCTGGCCATTCGCCGTGAGGAAATGGCGATGGAAGCACAACTGCGCGAGCAAGCCTTGCTGGCCGGAGATAATGTTTCAACCAACTTACCGAGGGCGTGATGGACGACTTAGAAATTCGCTTGCGCCGTGGTCAGCAAGCGCAAGATTTGCTGAACAATGATATTTTCACAAACGTATTGGGTCAGATCCGCAAGAGAATCTTAGACCAAATTGAGCATGGCATTGGCGTGGTTGACAGTGACGATGATCGTCGTCTGGTCGAAACGCTCCGTGCCCTTCAGTCAATTAAGACTGAAATCAAGGCGATTGCAGACGATGGCCGTCTGGCTCGCAACGCACTTGAAAAAAACGCATAATTATTATATAAGGATTTGAAAATGTCTGAACGCGATGAAAGCGTACCAGCTACATTGACGATGGCGGAAGCCGCCAATTTGCTGATGCAAGGATCGCAGTCTGCGGAACCAGAGCAAAGCGAAGTTGAGACCCAAGAGGTCGATAGCGCACCCAGCGAGGGCGCAGAACCCACGGCAGACCTAGAAGCAGAATCTGAGGACGAGGTTGAATCTGAATCCGAAGAAGAAGTCTTAGAAGGTGCCGAGGAGGATGGCGATACCGAGGAAGTTGACCCAGATGAAGTAGAGGACGTTTTCACGGTCAAAGTTGACGGTGAGGAAGTCGAGCTAACCCCACAACAGCTTATTGACGCTTATCAAACGCGCAAAGCGAGCGACAAGCGGTTCAAGGAAGCAGCCGAATTACGATCGCAGGTCGAGCAAGCCACGGTGGCCCTTGAGGCGCGGTCAAAGCAATACGAGCAGGGTTTGCAAGCTGTCGATCTGTTGATGAAGCAGTATGAACAGCAGCAGCCGACCCAAGAGCAGCTTCAACAGTTGCAAAAAGACGACCCCGCCGAATACGCCCGCGTTATCGCGGAGCAGGTTCAGCGCCAGCAGCAGTATCAGGCTTTGCAGCAAGAACAAGCCAATCTGCGGCAAGTCAATTTGCAGAACGAAGAAGCGAAAATCAAACAGCTAATTCCCGAGTGGAATGATGCTGATGTTCGTACCCGGGAAAGCCAGGTCGTCATGGCCTCGCTGGAACAATACGGCTTTAATCCCGCAGAGATTGAAGTTTTAAGTTCGGATAGTCGGGGGGTAGCATTGCTGCGCAAAGCAGCACTTTACGACCAGATTCAAGCCGCCAAACCTTTAGCAAAAAAGAAGGTGAGGAAAGCCCCGAAGATGGTCAAGTCTGGAACACCAAAATCGCCAAAACAATCAAACAACGACGCTCGAGTCAAAGCGATGGCTCGGCTCTCTAAAACAGGCTCCATCAAGGACGCTGTTGCAGCTTTGATGGCTAAAAATTAGGTGATTTATAATGGCTACTTATACCACTGCGACGACCGGTGTAACCGGTATTCGCGAAGATTTGTCTGATGTGATTACTCGCATTAGTCCCGAGGAGACTCCGCTGGTTTCTTCTCTTGCATCTCGTTCTGCCAACAACATTCAGTTTGACTGGCAGCATCAAGAACTAAAAACCGCAGCAGCAAACAATGTTGCCGAAGGCGCGGATGCCACGGAAGAAGATCCGATCCCGACTTTGCGTTTGGTCAACGTCACCCAGATTTCGCAAAAGACAGTAAAAGTCTCTGGCACTCTGGATGCAGTTGACACAGCGGGCCGGGCCGAGGAAACGGCATACCAAAAGGCTCTTAAGGCTCTTGAGTTGCGTCGTGACATTGAGCACACAATCTTAAACGAAGATCAGGTACGCACAACTGGCGCCACGCGCAAGACTGCAACATTGTCTTCGTGGATTTCAAACACCAGCCGCGCTGGAACTGCGTCTGCTCACGCATTTGTTGTAGACGGTAACGGTGACTCT